GCGACCCATTTCTTGGTTCAAAACCCCGTATAAACGATCCTGAAGCGATTGTGTGCGGTTTAAATGGGTAGTCACAGCTTGCTTTTACCAGTTTTTGCAGCTCCACGCACGCGCCGTTAGCTTGTTGGGAGGGTTGCTATCGCACTTGTGTCTAGCCCTAAAGCTACGCCTACGCTCTGGATTGTTCTTCTTAATGGTCATCTTGGGATCGCCATAGCGGATAACCTTGCTTTGCCCATCCTTACATGCGCGGACTACAAATTTACGCGCCTCACCAGGTGTGCGCCTAGGGCTATTGCAAGGCAGTTCTCTAGGATTCAAGGTCATCTACCTCATCTTGATCCCAAACGTCAGGAATCGAGTTCTGGAGCGACTGGAGTGCCTTCTGGTGGCTTTCAAAGAATCCCGACAACCTCTTGACCTGCTCGGTAAGGCTGTTCCATTGCACTTCAAAGACCTCATAGGAGCAGTTGGCATTCATATCGTCCACCAACTGGCCTAGCAAACGTAACACGCCATGCAACTGTGCATTTTCACGTTGAAGCAGGGCAATGAACTTGTGCGCTACCTTCAACTGCTCTCTATCGTGGTTCAAACCCGCCCTTCTTGGCCTTCATCATACGCCATACTTTAGGCTGTATGGTGCTTTTAGATTTAGGACGGCTAGTGCCAGCCTTACGGCGAGCGTTAATGTTGGCGTACAATCCAGGTTTGGCGTTGTTCATTTCACGATTGTACCACACCCACCACCTGATAACCAACTTCGTCCTCAGCAGGTGTGAACGTGTGTGAGCCAGCCCAGCCCAGCCCTGCCAGCTTTGTTTGTTCATTTAGGAAAACGCTACGGAAATAGCGTAGCGTAGTAGGGACAGGACGGACTAAGGAGTCCTGTTCCTACTTTTCCTTCGCGAATTATTCCTTATATATATAAGGAGTCTGACTGCTCTATAAATGATAGTGGGTTGAAAGTAGATTAGAAAGCAGTCTGATTGGCAATATACAAGCCGCTGTCAGACAATATCTTGTTAGCCTTGTGAAGGCGTTTTAGATAGCGATAAAAGGTACTTTCGGATACTTCCAACTTTTCAATGATATGACGACATAAATCACCCGCCTGCCACTGTTTGCTACCCATCTCAGTTAAGAACCTTTTATCGTCAACGGCCTTGTGCGCGCCTGGTTTCTTTAGCTTATCTGGATTGAGCGCAAAGTTGGCTTGAAACAGCGGGTAATGCCACTGAACGACGAAACTATCTACTGGTGGGAAGTTGCGTAGTGTGATGTCACAAGTGTAGCTCTTCTCATCCTCCTCGTGGGCAGTCAGAACGACCAACGTATCTGGATTACGGGCGAACACGCCCGATCCACTGAAGCGGTCAATCGACTCTGCACCCGACTTGTTACCCTTGCTAAAGTGATGTGACAGAATGATTGATAGGTTGTGTCGTGTGGCTAGGTACTCAAACTCATTCATCAGTGATGACATGTCGCCCGCACTGTTCTCATCTCTCTCTCCCATAAGCATATAATTGGGATCTAGTATGATAGCTTGATAGCCCTTGCCTTCAATCTGCTTCTCAATCATGGGGCGGATGAGAGTCAAGTCGGCAGCGTGACCTCTCAGCGTCCATGTATCAAAGTCATCAGCCTTGTCCTCCAACCCCTTTGCCTTGACAACATCAGCCAACCGATTGCGGAAACTCCACTCTTGGATCTCGAAATTGATAAACAACACCCGCGACATCTTGCACTGTTGCCCCCACCAAGGCACGCCAGCGTGTAGTGATAAGGCCAGGTCAATTAGACTCCAACTCTTAAACGCCTTGCTCCCTCCACCCAGCAACATCTTCCCGCCTCTGTGCAACATTCCCTCAATTAGTGTCTCTGGTGCTGGTAGGTCTTCCTTAATAAGTTGTGCATAAGATTTAATCGGCGGCCACTCATCGGTCTTGGGTTTGATGCCAAGTGCTACGGCTGGTTCTATCATTTTCCTCCTTTGCAAAACCAAAGCAGGCTTTGCATCTTGTCGTTTCTTTTTGCCCCAGGAATCCTAACGGGTTGGCTGGGTTTGAATGTTGCAGGATCGCATCCTAACGGAATAAGAAAAGCTTTTAACTGATCCACCCATTCATTCTTTGGTGGCATCTCAAACCAACCATGCAAGCTCTTTCCGCCAGTATCCACAACGGCGTGTAGCTTCATGCTGAATAAGTCGCGCATCAATTGGAACACCGCGCCCATCTCTGGCTTAGTTAACACATCCGACTCGACAACGAGGAACACCCTATGCTCAACGGTGTCATTGGATCGGCTAACCGTATCCAGCTTGTAGGTCGCGCCAGTTGTGTACTGCCCGATCGGCTCGTCCAGCTTCTTCCAATCCCAAGCTGACCTAAAGTTCTGCGGATGTCTCCCGCTGTCCTTGACATCACCGATCCAGATATTGTCAGCGACATTAAACATCGAGAGGAACAAGTGATAGTCCTGCGCTGGGTCACCCAGCTTTACTGGACTCTCCTCGTACATGTCGGCTGGGTCCCAATTGTAGTGGGTCAAGTATCGTTGTTTGTTTGATTCAGCAATCGTCTTGATCCTATCCAACACCTCGGCGTGCGGATCTTTCTTGATGATTAACTTAGGCGTAGCAGTACCACCCGACATGATGTTGGTGGGCTTGTAAAGAACATCGCCACCTATAGCTCGGCGCAGCTTGCGGTTAGCCTCATCACGATACGGCGTGCAACTGGTATGCCAGCAGAATATAGTCGGCGCGCCATCTACGAACACCGTTGTATCTCTGATGCGGGTGTGGCTGGTATGGGCAGCCTCGCCTGGACACTTGCACAGCCCGTGGTTCTCGGACTGCCAATCCACTTGGCCTACGATCTCTTCAGCTTGTCGTTGTGCGGTTGTCATAAAATTCAAACTGGCTGCTGATTCAAGAGGCGAACACACACTGAGGAACTGCCCGCCGCAGGATCTCCCTGCGGACCACAACGCCAGTTAGTTATTTGCTTTCTAGTTCTATTGCCTTTTTGGATGCCTCAACAATATCCTGCGCTGTAATATTCCGCAGAGCGTTACACCAGTATTGAGTTTTCGGTGTGCGATTACTCGCATCCTTACACTTGGCCTGTGGCAACCCAGCGTGCGGACGGCAAGGTGCGTGCGGGCAAGTATCGGGTTTGAATATCGACACGTTCTTACTATAGTACGTCATGCGATCCGCTGGATCGTAGCTGCCCCACAGCGACACACACGGCGTATCCAATCCAGCAGCCATGTGATTGACTGAGCTATCTGGAGCGACAACAAAGTCAGCCCCGCTGATAATCGGGAATAGCGAGCGCACAGTCTTGGTGCAGTTAAACAAGTCAATCACTCGCGGGTGATCCACCTTAAAGTTGTGCGAGTTATCCAGCCCAATAATCACAGCGTGATGTTTTGGGTAAGCCTCCAGCAACGCCAGCACCGCCTCTTGCCCCATCGTTGGCGGGTAGGTGCGGGTAGGACCGCTGGACGAAACATGGTAAGCAAAGAACGGATCTGGCAATGGCAACTTACCCATCGCCTTCAACTCTTCGTGGTCTGGCTCGATGAGATGCAGGACTGGCTTACAATACTTCGCCATCTTCTTCTCATCCCAAACCCCCATCCACTCGTAGATCCGCTGGTAGCAGTTGCCGCCGCCAGTGCCTAGCTTGGTGTTGCCAACCTGACCGCTGAATAAATCATCAGTCGGAACGTGAGCATCGTAGGAATCCCACGCTTCCAGAGAGCAAGGCAACGGCCACAGCTTTGCACCCAGCCCAGCGTAGAGGGGTAGGTTGCGTGCAGGCGCATAAACATCCACAACCCCACCCGACTCCTGCACCAAGTAGTTAACGAAAGCAGTGGCGATGATCGCATCACCAATTGCACCAGCGCGGTAGACGGCTGTTGCCCCACCAGCAGCTCGGCCTTTGTAGTAAGGCTTAATCTTATGCGGGCAAGGGATTGAATCGTCCCAGGTTGGTCCAGTTAGCTCATCGGGCAACACATAGGTATTGCGCGGGTGAAGCATATTGTCATCGACTTTGTGGATTTGATTTGTTTGGTTAGTCCATAGTTTCATTTGTTATCCTCCATTACTTGGTTGATGCATCTGATGATTTCTGACGCGACTTGCGGGACGATGGCGTTACCCAATCCTTTAAGTCGGTGTGACCTATTGGGTATCCCATTAGCCACTCGACCCACGTTGGGTTCAGCGAGCCATTCTTTTTGCTCGGACGAACAGCCCTTCCCAACAGGCAATTTACTTTCACATTCTTTAGATCCCCAGTGTCCTTGTAATCCCTTGTTGTTAGAGTGGCCCACAATCCAAACCCTGTCTCTTCTGTGTGGCGCGTCAACGGCGCAAGCTGGAACAATGATCGGTTCGACTTCGTAACCTTGACCTTCCAAATCAGCGCACACCTGGTCGAGTGCCAAGTTGACGATTCCAGCAACATTCTCACCAATGATCCAAGCGGGCCTTGCTTCTTGTATAACTCGCAACATCTCAGGCCAGAGGTAACGGTTGTCATCCTTGCCTCGTTGCTTCCCTGCGACTGAGAATGGCTGGCATGGAAACCCACCTGTGAGAAGAGTGACTCCTGCGTATAGCTCGCCTCGTACTTCGCGGATGTCTTTGTAGCACGGGACTTCTGGCCAATGCTTTTTGAGGACTGCTTGTGCGTAGGGTTCGTTGTCACAGAAGCCAACGGTTCTATATCCATTCCACTTTGCTGCCAAGGCAAATCCACCGATCCCACTAAATAAGTCGAGGTGTGTTTTCTCATTCATACGCTCTGCATCTGGTAGGCGTGGTCAACCAATTCCCTGACGCATTTGAAATACTCTTCCTCGGCACTGCTATAACAAAATACCTCAGTCCTAAATCCACCAGCTTCCACCCAAAGCTTCCATCTCCATCCCTGCTCATCCCACTCCTTCTTCACTTGCATTGCCAACTCATCCTTGCTTTTCATCTTCCTCCAATATTTCTTTTGCTATCAAAGCCACCGCATCGACCATCGCAATGATCCTAATAATATCTATTGCGTGACCGTGAGAAGCGCGATCCCTCTCTACTGCAAGCTTGTCGCGTGCTGTGAGAAGGATGTCGCGCCCCCACTTGAGCCTAGCTTTAGACTCGACCAGCATTACGAGCC